ACAGCCGATAATTGGCTACGTCTGGTGTCGGATCGATTTTGCATTGTTGCTTCAGCGACTGTATTTGAGTTAGAGCACTGTGTTTGGTTGACTAAACCAATTATAGGCGGTGACATAGATGTCGATTCTATGAATGATGTAGGAGTGGTGTTAACTGGCCAATCACGGGATTGGTGGCATCCCATTGTTCACGACAACTCTAATAAGAAATTGGACATCACTCCGATCGCGGATATCACGGTGTTTCATAATGACGTAAATACTTTGCAAGCTAGCCGCTGGTCCAATATGGTGACGCTCAATGCATTGTATTTAGAGGAACCACCTGATGAAGTTGACATCGAATTGCGACTTGATGCGGACGTTATGCATCGTTCTGATATATTCCAACAAATTGTGCCACATGAAATTCAGAACTTATGGATCAATACGGATTTGTCAATGGATCTGAGACAATATGCACCAATCAATAAAGGGACCGTTCGCAGCAGAGAAAACCCTGACAAAGTGAGTGCATTTAAGAAAAATCTATTGAACGAGAGCACTCCGATGGAAAGTAGGCCCATCTTGTCTAAGTGGACTTTTGAGGAACATAGAAGTATAACCGGCCGTCTCAAAAGTAAAATTAAATACAGATTGCCTGAAAAGACAAAATCAACTCCTGACCGTTTACAACAATTGATCAAAGTGTATTTCATTGAAGGATTTGTACCATATATCGATTCATCCCAATTATTGGACGTGGACATGGACAAGACTAGAGATTGGATTGCTGGCAGGCCTGATGCGGAAAAGATCCAAGCCGAATTACAAACGTTGTTACGCGAAGAAATAGGGGTCGTGCCATTAAATGCCATTAACGTGCACATTAAATTAGAAAGTTTATTAAAGGAAGATCCTATCATGCATTGGGGTCAACATCAAGCTCGTGCAATATTCTGGCAGCGAAAAGCTATAGCTGCTTTAACGTCGCCAATTTTCTTAGAAGTAAAACGTAGGTTGAAAGAGAGCTTAAAGCCTATATTTGTCTATGCTGATGGCATGACTCCTAAGCAGTTAAGTAAATCGTGTAGAAACACGGTAGGTGTTAATTGGTTTTTTGAAAATGATTTGTCAAAGCAAGACAGACAAACTGATGGGCCATTGATTGACGTTGAAATGGCATTATACGAAGTGTTAGGAGTCAGCCCCAATTTCATTAATTGGTGGCGTACTATGCATCAGACGTGGAAATTTAGAGCCCGATGGAATTCAGGGTATGAAGATGAAATGCGACTAACTGGACAATCATCGACATCTATTGGGAATTTAATAACTAACATGCAAGTGCATGCCGATTTCTTTGAGCGCAACGCCCCTTTATTGAGGAAAACGTTAATGTTAGGGGATGATATGCTCGCCATGTTCTCTCACCAGCCCAACACAATTAATTTGCACAAGGAAACAAAAGAATCACACAACATGTCATCAACGTCTAGATTATCTCAAACCTGTGGGCTCTTCTGTTGTATGATAGTGTATTTGAATCACGTTGGCAGTTGTGAGATTGGACCGGACTATTTGCGTCTGCGCTATAGATTTGAAGTCACCAACGGCGTGAGTGAGGCCAGCGATGCGAATGTATTAGCGCGTTGCCAAAGTTACGCTTGTATGCTGGGAAAATCAGAGGAGATCGTGGCGATAAATGAGAATTTGCGTTGGGGCCTCCCGCTGGAAGAATGGTATGAACGCGCCAATCTGATAAAAGCCATTCAAGAACGTTATGATTTGGATGAATACACAATTATGAATTCATTTAACTTGCTGTGTGCGCGAATACAACACCCCAAAGTGATTGACGTCGAATTCCTCGCATATACCAATGTGAAAAAATAT